TTTCAATGGCGACTTGATTGGTTTGACTGAGGGAACCCACATTAGTGGTAATTCGCTTACAGTCATCATCAATAGCTTGTGTGGTTCAATTAACCTACGTTGTGTTTTCTACACGTTGTACCCCGCTGCAAGTTTCGAATCGAGACTTAAGTTTAGGGACAATGTGGCAGCGATGACGTATGGTGATGACAACATCGGTACAGTGAGACAAGGATGTGACAAATTCACTATCAAGAGTTGTTCTGAAATTCTTGGTGAATATGGACAAGTCTACACTATGCCTGATAAGGAGTCTGAGCTGACAAGCTACTTGCCACCCGATGAATTTGAATTCCTCAAACGCAAGAGTGTCTGGCATCCAAAGCTAGGTGTTCATCTGGGAGCTCTTCTGGACAAATCAATCTACAAATCTTTATATTGTTTTATAAGAGGTAAGAATTGTCCGATGACAGAGGAGCACGCATGTGCGCAAAACATCGATACTGCACTTTCCGAATGGTTTAACCATGGTGAGGAAAAGTATGAGCAGCAGCGTGAGTTAATGCGTGAAGTCGCAACTCGTGCAAATGTGCGTCACATGTGTGAAGGCTTGGAACTCAGCTACAATGATCGTAGCGCGGATTGGGTTGCCAAGTATGGGGAGTAGATCCCACCGTCACTGCGGAGACGTTAAATCCGCCCCAGTTTCAAATCTGATGGTTAGCAAAATTGATGTGTGTATATGGATACCGTGATTGTTTGATCTTTTTGTGTTTTGTAAATATTTCATAGGCTTTGCACACGTGAAGGGTCCCTAATGGGGAATCGAGAGATGGGTACACCCTGCCCACTGTAAATACAACGCTTCGTGTTGGTTGATCCGCCACACGTCTTGTACATATATGGATTACTCAAAATTCAATTTATGAGAACCTACCTCAGGTAACAGAGGAATATTGTAGGATTATTGATTCCATTACAGTGCCAACTGTATGGACACAATACCTCCCGGCCTACAATACATTATGCCCTGACTGTAAAGTCATGGGGGAGGCATGTTGGTGCAACATTATTGCACCCCAATCAGGTATGGAGATGTCCGCTGATGGAACCACGAATGACAACCGCATTATGCGTCTAGCTGGAGAGCAGAAGCAAGAAAATGTGCGGTTTTCTGATCAAGTGGACCCATACCTGTACGATATTGACTCTGCAGTTGATTCCACTCGGAAACTGCAAGATTCTTCAGATGCAACTTTGGAGCGCTTCTTTTCGCGCCCTATTAAGATTGCTGAAGAGGAATGGTCAACATCGACAACCTTGGGCTTCGATATTGACCCATGGGATTTGTATTTTGCCAATCCCAGGGTTTCTAATCGTTTGTCCAATTTCAACCTGTTGAGAGCGAAGTTGCATGTTAAGGTTGTTATTAATGGAAATGGTTTTCAGTATGGCCGAGTTCTCGTGTCCTACCTACCATTTGAAATTTATGACACCCTGTCCACTAATGCTGCACTAGTCAGAGAAGATCTGGTGCAAGCATCGCAACAACCAAGGATCTTTTTGGATCCTACAACCTCTCAAGGGGGAGAAATGGTACTACCCTTCTACAACTATTGGAATTACAGTTCTATACCTGACACACAATGGAATGAACTTGGAACGTTGTTTTTCCGTAGTTTGAATACACTGAAGCATGCGAATGGTGCTTCTGATGTAGTCACGGTGTCTGTTTTCGCATGGGCCGAGGATGTTGAAATGGCTGTTCTAACTTCGGTTGAACAGGGCAACATTGGTCCTCAGTCTGGAAAAGAGATTGACATCGCGAATGAGAAGGGTGTGGTATCTGGACCTGCAACATCCGTAGCAAAAGTGGCAGGGGCACTTACTAGTGTTCCTATGATTGCACCTTTTGCGCAAGCAACCGAGATGGTCGCCACAACGACAGCATCGGTTGCGAAGATGTTTGGGTATTGTAGACCTCCAGTCACCAAGAATCCTGAGCCTTTCAAACCTACGCCAGCTTCTTCATTGGCCTTGACCAATGTTGCTGACGGTGTTCAGAAACTTACGATAGATGACAAACAGGAGCTCTCCATAGACCCTCGCATCACTGGCCTGGGTGGTATGGATTCTTTGAACATTAAGGAGATTGCTAAGAGGGAGTCGTATCTTACAACTTTTAGTTGGAATATAGGTACAGCCCCCGAAACTTTACTCTGGAATGCTCGTGTTGATCCATGCACCTGGGCTGAAAATTCAGGTCCTCCCGTCTCGTATCACTTTCCGGCTTGTGCTATGGCTGCACTGCCTTTTAAGTACTGGACGGGTACTATGCGATTCCGCTTTCAGATTGTTTGTTCTGCTTTCCATAAAGGTAGATTGAAGATCGTTTACGATCCTAATTTCTTTGCTTCCAATGAGTACAATACCAATTATCTCACGATTATTGACATAGCAGACAAAACAGACTTCACTGTGGAAATCGCAAATGGGCAAGATTATACTCTACTAAATCATGCCCTGCCGGGAGTGGATTCTGTCACCACAATGTACAGCACTACACCTTATATTTCGAATCCTAGCCCAATCCGGGGTAATGGAGTCGTTGGTGTGTATGTGGTGAATGAACTTACTACTCCCAACTCGACTGTGAACAACGATATTGAAGTTAATGTTTTCGTTTCGATGGGTGATGACTTTGAAGTCTTCGTCCCTGATGATCATTTCCAATATTTCGTTGCTAAACCACAGTCTGGAATGGAGAATGGCGCCTTGGTGTCAGAAAGCCAGAATACGTCTGAACCTTCAGCACCTCAACAAGAGATTGCTGAAGAATTAGGACCCACTATGTCTGACAATTCTGATATCAACAAGGTGTTCGCAGGTGAGAGTGTGGCATCGTTTCGCACGATGCTAAAGCGCTACAATCTGTGGACTGCCATATCTCCATTATCCAATGGCTCTCGAATGTTGGCCGGCCGTTACTCAGCGTATCCTTTTCTAAGGGGTAACGTAAGTGGAGCGGTCCATTCAACCAACTTGGCTGCACCTTACAATTACTGTAATACAGTACTTTTGCATTGGTGCACTTGGGCCTTTTCGGGATGGCGTGGTGCTATTCGTTATAAGATTCTTCTTAGAGGAACCTTGAATGCGAGTGAGCGTCCAACGCTGTATGTACAACGCCATCCTATTGGGCAGCTTGAGTATGATCGTAATGACATCCCAAGTAATGCCTTTACGACGGATAGTGAAGCCGCAGCTCAATGTGTAGTTATTTATAACGCCACAGGTGAGCCTCGTACCGATGCACCCTTTTCGGGTGTAAAAGGTCAGGCCTATTCGTCTGGATATCT